TAACTGCGAAATTGAAGCGGGTGTCAAAGTTTCACCTAACTTAGTTATTTCTAAACCAACCCCTATTCCTATTCTCATTCTTCAAATATATTAATTATCCGTTACTTATTTTAATAACTTGTTCCGTTGTATCCCACCAACCCACACCTAATATATTAGGGTCACTTGTTGGAAAGTCTGCATCTAATCTAAGGTAGTTTATAACAGGTGATTTTAAAGCAAACATAACTATTGCACCCGCTTGTATATCTTCAGTAGGTGTAAATGAATCGACACTTATAGAAGTTGCACCGCTTGAAGCATCTGCACTAACTTCTAAGGTGTAAATTAAATCGCCTGAAATTGGTACTAATGTAAGTTTATCACCTTCATAAATATCAATACCTAACGCTTCAACACTTAATGAAGTTGTTGCACCTGTTATATCTGAACTTGTTGTAGTGACTTTTCTTTCCCTTGTGTACCTTATTACGCCCTCACCAACTGCCCCTATAACTCTTTGATTATTATCAATTGAATCGCCTATGTTTATTTGCCCGCCTGCCTGATTTCCAACGCCTGAATCTATTGGGTTGTAGTTACTTGAACTTACTTGAATTTTGAACCACTCCCCGTCGTAAATATCATCAACTAAATCGAAACTAACTCCATTAAAAATATAGTATTCTCCATTATAAAACAATCTAAAATGAGCGTCCGCACTTGTCATTATTTGACCTTGATAACGTGGGCTTGGTATTGATTGACCTGCGAAAACTTCAATACATAACAATTCGTTTATATCGTAAGTAGTGCCTGTTTTATCTACACTCCACGAACTTGATAATAATGCACTTGCTAAGTTTGGTCCTGTGAATATAGCTGAGTTACTCGCATAGTTTGGCCCTATTCCAATTCGCGCATCCTCTAAATCGTAATCTTTTGAATTGATATAACCTGCAGTATTTGTTCCTGAAAATCCTAACCAATCGTTATTATTTCCCGTATCAAGTCTTAGCTGTTTTGCAGGTGGTGGAGTCGTGATGGTATTACCTAAATCACTTGTCGTACTTACTAACTGAATTTGACAGCTTGTATGCGTTCCACTTGGTAAAGCAGGTGAGTTAAAAGATACTTCAACCGTTGCTGTGTATAAGCCTGTCGGAATCGTAATCCCTATTGAATAGGTATCAGTTGAAGTAGTTGTCCATGTTGCGGTGGTACTTGTTAGCGGTCTGCTTAAATAGTAAATACCACACTTAACTTTGAACTCAAAAATAATCATTTGAGTACCTAATAAACCGGGATTAATTATCGTTTCAGTTGTTACATCAAAGTAGCCATTAAATCGAACTATTGAACCGCCTAATATATCATTGAATGATTGAGCCGTATTAATTCCGATACTTGGATTAATTAGGTTTTCAGATTTGCCTAAAAAATAACGCCTACGAACCTCTCTAATTGCAGGGTAATATTGCCATTGATTTTGACCGCTTACAACATAGTCTGTAACCTTATCAATTGTTTGAGTCCAACTTGGTGAACTACTACTTAAAAATGTACCCGCATCATCATAAATACGCTCATAGAGTATATTAGATTTTTGATACATATTCAAAGTTACTATTCTGAAAATTCCACCGCTTAAAAGTATTCTGCAATTAAATTGAAGTAGTAAAGTTTCTAATGCTTCATAATAGCTTATAGCCTTGTTTTGGTTGGTATCTTCTAAGTCAATATCAACTAACGCCCACCTACGAATAAATGTTTGGTTAAGCGGATCTGTTGAACTCGAAACGCTTGGCATATTAGTATCATACCAATTTACAGAATTTGAGTAAAACGCATCACCACTACTTAACACTTGATATAATGGTGTTTTGATTAATACTTTACGAATTATAGAGCTTATTGATTCCATGTTATTAGTTAACATATCAGTAAACTCTAAGTCTTTTAATCGTGCTAATCCATCAGTCGCAACTAAGTTAAATGTATAAGGATAACTTGCATCTTGTCTTTGCCATAAGTCGAACACTACAACTCCAACCCACCATAAATCACTATTTTTTGTTACCTTAACTATCCATCTATCCTCGCCATAAGTGACTGAGTTTAGCATCTGAGTTAAGATAATTCCTTCCTGACTTGCATTTTGAACTAAGATAGGAATTGATAAACTACTTCCTTTTATTGGCGTGAATCGTTCGTCTGATTGTGATTCATAACTTAATGAAACCCCACGAGCCGTATTGAATCGAAACCCACTACCATAAACGCCTTGCATATCAAGAATCTCAATTGAATATGTGTTATTATATTCATTTGAAAGTATATCAAAAGATTTAAGTGCTACCGTTGCTGCCATTATCTTACACGCTCCATTCTTTTATTAGACTTTTCAACACTTAATAATAAATCAGTTCCTACTAATCTTGTACTTAATGACATTGAATCTGTGTTTGAAGGTGTGAACCCTGAATTGGAATTACTTGGAGAAAATGAAGTATTATTTGCACCGCCTTGACTTGCTTTTGCTGATGCACCTAAAGCACTTCCCGCAGCAACTAAAGCCGTTCCCCCTGCTATCATACCAATTGAACGACCACCAAAAAAAGGCTCGCCTAATGCCATACCTATACCCGCTGTAATCATTGAACTACCAATAGTAGTAAGTAAGCCGCCCATTAATTTGCCTGCCGCTTCTTCAATAGATACATTTGCCCCCGCTAATGCTTGACCCGCTAAAGTTCCAAACATTACAAAAGCATTTGCAGCCCCTTGAATTAGTGCTTGTTCTGCTGAGGTTTTAAAGTCCTCAAATATTTGCATTGTTTCAAACAACTTTGCATTTATTGGAGTCATTGCCCCATCTAAACTTTGCGCTAATTGGTCGCCCGCATCAACTAATAATCCATCAAGATTTTCAATTGCATCTGTATCTATTGTAGGTGTAAATTTAACCTGAGCCTTTATATCGTTTGGAGTCGAATTTTTACCGCCCTCTTTTTGGTTTATAATAGCTTCAAGTTTTATTTTTTCTTTGTAAGCATCAATCAAATCTTTATTAGCTTGAATTTGGTTTTCAATCTGTAATATTTGATTTTTCTTATTGATATTGTTTAGTAAAGTTTGGTCATTACTTACATCCTCAAACTTTGTATTTTGTTTTAAAAGTTCTAAAGATTCTTGCAACTTTTTATTTTCAGTCGCTGCAATATTTACTCTTTCCTTTTCAACACTAATTCCTTTTAGTTTTGCGTTAGCTTGAATTAATAATTCTTTATTTTGCTCTTTTATCTTTTCAGTTTGTGCCTGAATAGTTGCGCTTGCATTGTAATTAATTTCTACATAATTACGCTCTGCATTTGCCGCCCTATCTGTATTGTCAGCTAAAGCCGCATAAGCTAAAGATAATCCTACAACCGCACCAACTACTAAACCGATTGGATTAGAAATTACAGCAGCTTTTACAGCATTTAAAGCAGGTAAAACTTTAACATCTATTACATCAGCAAATGAACTAAAAGCATCCCCTAATTGACCGACTGCCTGTAAACCTTGAGTTAATGCCATTGCAGCCTGAACTTTTAAAAGTGCTTTTTGAACATCTTCACTTTCCTCACCAAACAAAGCCATTGCCCCCGTTGCAGTTGAAAACGCACCCGCCAAACCTTGTCCTAATCCTAAAGCACCTGTAAGAATTGGGGTGTCACTTGATAAAACACTAATTGAGTTGTTTACTTGGTCTAATTCATCTTTATATGAACCCGCTGTATCAATAGCTTCTCTAAATGCTGCAGATGTAGTTCCTTGTTGTAACGCAATTTCGTAAGCATCTTTAGCAGTTGCCCTATAAGCCTGACGTAAGTTTGAAAATGATTTTTCGGTTTTTGTTGCAACTTCATTTGAAGTTTCTTGCATTTTCTTACCCGCACTTTCGATTAATTTTACAGCATCGTCCGCACCTGTTTTTAATCCAGATGTTTCCAAACCCGCCCCGATATTAATCATTTGCTTTGTCATGCTTCTGCTAATTTATTACACAAATTGTATATTTCTAAATTTTCTTTTATCCATTCCTCTTTAGTTCTTGGTGGCTTTTTATCCCACGGGAAACTAAGAATATCTTTAGGCTGTAAACTCTTTTTACTATAAGGTGACAGCATTGTTACCCCTAACCACCTTGAACGCTCCCAATGCATCTTTTCACGTTCAAATTCTAAGTCATTAAAGCCTTTTAATTTCTTAGCTAAAAATATAGGGTTACTATTCCAAAATTCCGATTCAGTCATATTAAGCCTGCCATAAGCAATACACTCAATATTTATTACCCGTTTGGGACGCTTTCCCCTTCTTTGTTGTCTAAGGTATAAAATGCGTTAATGTGTTCAGCTAACATATTAATAATTTCATGTATTGGTTTAATTGAATTTGCTTCGTTTAATAATTCAATACATTCTTTTTCTTTCAATCCATTAACTGAAACGCAAGACATTAACAGCCCAAAGTTATGAGGGTTATTGCTCCAATTAACTAACTCTTTAAATTCTGTAATGCCTGATTGTTTGTAAAGTTTTAACATTACATTAAAAGTAACGTCAACTTTAAACCCTTTTTCTTCTGTAATTTTAATTGTTTTCATTATGTGGTTTTTAAATTGTTCTTGTTAGCCAAAAATAATAATCTTGATGAATGTAATAAATACCTTGTAATCCCGAAAATGAATCTATACCATCAACCTGCCCTTCAAATGTTGAACATTGAGTTATAGTCCCGTCACTTGTTACATCTTGATTAATTACGTTTTCAAGTGCTTGACGTGCTACATCAGCAATCGTGTATAGGTTGTCATAATTAGTACAGAATAAACTTACTTGAACTCTATATCTATCTAAGGTACTGCCTTGCTGTTTAGTATTGGTCGGAGTTGTAGAAATTACATTATAAACCGCAACTCCATTACTATCAATAATAGTTTTTTGAGAAATCTCAATTGGAAATATCTTAGTGTCAGATACCGCACCTGAATCTTTAATTAACCTAAATATTATTTCCCCTATCGTTGCCATTTATTTTAGTTTTGCTCTTTTAATTATTGCGTTTAGCGCATCATAAAACCTCTCCCTTAATAGTTCATAAGTGCTATCTTGGATACTATCGTAAGTCTTTCTAACAATTCCATAAGGTTTTACGCTGCCTGTTGAACTTGTTGCACCATAAACTCGGCCTCCCGTTGTTTTTATCCCACCTGCTTTAGTATTTGGTTTAAACCTTTCAACAGTTCCATATTCTAAAATATGAGCAATATTACCACCATATTTAATTAATGGTGATGAACCTTTCATTTTTCTACTAACCCCGCCAGTATATCTTGCCCCAACATAATAAGCAAAAAATGAACCTTTGCCCGTCTTTTTTCTTTGAAACGCTTGTATAGAATTACTTAAAGTTCCTGTTTTATCATGTTCAGAATAAGCACGCCTTAACTCATTAACTATTGGTACTGTTGCTGCTTTAACTGCTAAATCAAATTGTTTGTCAGTATAAGATTTACCAACAGCTTCAAGTGATGCCGCAACATCTTTCATCCCTGAAATAGTTATTCTTATCATGCCGAATCTTTTGAAACTCCTACAATCTCGTAACCATCTTTTAAGTTGATACCAAACTCATCAATTGAAACAATATCAAAAGTTTGATTATTCCATTGAATTTGCATCTTTTCGTCTATGGTCGTTCCTGCTTGACGTATTCTAAAAATAGCTGTACGACTTGCAACCCTTTCATCTGATTGTTCCGACTCAGTACCGCCTTTCAATTCAACTTGCGCCCATCTTTCGTATAGAGTAGAATAAGTCAATTCTACAAAACCCGTGCTACTCTGAGTTTCAGAATAGCCGAGTATTGTAATTCGTTGATTATATCTACCTATATTGATTGCCATTTATTATGATACAGTTCCTGTTGTTGGTGCGCCTGTGATTTCAAAAGTTGCTGAAAATGTTTGTGCATCTTCCATTGGTGCTGTATTATTCAATGAAGTAATCATACATTCAGCTTCATAATACTTGTCGCCTACTGTTGCTGTGGTCATTCTTACAGTAAGAACTGTCTTAGCTGTAATTGCAGCATATAAATCCTCATATCCATAAGTAGCAGCTTCATCAAATACCCCGTCAAAATCAAAGCTACCTGAACCTTGACCATATAAAGACTCTTTCCATCCGTTTGAATCCTTGTTTGAAATATCAATCAATGCACGACTCAAATTAAAGCCGTTTGATTTTCCTTTTGCTATTGTTGTACCCTCTACCTTGAGAACACAAGCCGTTCCATTTTGAGCGCTCATCTTATAATTTTATTTTTGTTTTACAAATCTGTTAATAATACAATTCCGCTTGTACTTGCTGCACCTGATGAAAATACTTTTTTAACTCTTACAGGAAATGGAACGCCCGCCGCAATGTATACATCTTGCGCTCCCATTGGTGCTACTGTTGTAGTATTAGTGTCGAAATGGTCTTCAGGTAAAATCTTGTAAGTTCCCGAAGTAGTCACGCTGATAAATCCTGTCTTTCTGATAGCAGATTGAAAGTCCTGTGTTTTAGTCCAAGTTGGTAAGGTAGTTGTTGCACCACCTAAATCAATTGCACTACCGCCATAAGTTAAACTTACTTGAAAATCATTACCCGAAACTCCTACAATGTAGTAAAGATTAACAACTGAAATACCTGTAATAGTACCCACGTTGTTAAATTGGATTATATCACCATTTGCCAAACCACTCGAAGCAAGTGTAAGAGTATTACCCGCTAAACTTGCAGCCGTTGCCGTTTGCTGTGCATTATTTTCATTTACCGCACACCCTCTTCTTTGCTGCAGTTAAATCAGAATCAAACCACCACTTGACGCACATGTCATCCGTTTGCTTCTGTGTTAATGCTGCAGGTTCTTTTGTAAATATGTTTGGCGCACTAATAAAATCAAAATCCAACTTCGACATAATCACGAGCACAACTAGCATGATCCAACCTAAACATATATTAAAAAACCACTCCAAAATTTTTTCTTTGTTCATGTTTTTTCCCTTATCTTGATAGCACGATTTAAATACCAAATAGCTTTTTGCAGGTCTTGCTCATACGTTCCTTTATGCTCGGCTCTGCTGATGTATTTAACAGCATTCCCTAAGTGATAACCGAGCTGCTTTGCTTCGATGTAGTCAATAGTTTCAATACCACCTGTTGTGTAATGTGGTGGATGATTAATCATGTAAGTC